TATTAATCAATGTTTTATATATTATATAATAATTATTTGCACCATATTTGCCCGAACAAGAAAAAAAATTATAAAAAATACCGAGAACTAATCATTTATACAATTGTTTTTTTTAAAGTTGCCACTTTTATATTTTTTCAATGAAGAAACAGCCTGATTTGCTTATTAAATAATTAAAGATATCATTTATTGTTTTCAAGGTTCTCTCTGATTTGTTGGAGCATCCGGAAAGCTCCGGCCATCTTATAGTTGCCCAGACATTGCTTAGCCTGCATGATACAACTTTCAACAGTAAGTTTCAAATTTGGTGTGAAAGCTGCTTTGTTAATCTGCATTTCTTTGGGAAGTTCATCAGCATGGTTGTTGAACCATACGATCATTTCATTCAATTCCTCTTCGGAATAAGATTCTTTTTTTTCAGCCATAATACATAAGTTAATGTTAGTTCCGGCAAAGATAACAAAAAATAGCCCCGACTCATCACGAGCCGAGGCATTTCAATTTATAAATTTAAAGTCTTATGATGAAGATTGTCTGTTGTGCCAATGCTTTACTATCAGCATAACGACAATCAAAACGGTTACACAAACACAGACAAAACCGATTTGTTTAAGCAACGTGGATTCTTTTTTCTCTTTTATGGTTTCTGACCGGTTTTCCTCACGGGTATTGGAAGTGGTTTCCTTGTCAGCTTTCACTTCCGTACTGTCTTTGGTTGCAGTTTCCTTCCTTTTATTCTTGCTGAAATCACCTTCCACATGACCGTCTGCCAATAACGGAGGTTTTCCAGTCAGACTGTCGGGCGGTTTTCGGGTATCATAGATACGGAAATCAATTACATAGTTACCATTAGTGGTAATGAGTTCGCTCAAAGACGTACTTGATCCGTGTACGATATTGACAGATTCACGTGTACTATCTTTCTGTATAATCTTAGTGTCTGACTTGACAGATTTATGCGAGCTGCCACATGATCCGAACAGCAGGAACAGACACATGAAAGGAGCCAGCAATATATGCCGGCTTACCCAGTTCATAACTCTAACCAACATAAGAGATATCATTTATGCGGTTCATCCACCCCCGTTTGAACTTGTTGTTTGCTGGGCGTTTCCGGCATATATCCTCGATAAAGTCAAACCGGGCAATCTTAATCATGTCGAACAACTCACGCGGATTCTTGGCATTTACTGCGGCAATGGTCTTGGGACCTACAATGCCATCCATCGTAACACCAAGCAAGCGTTGAGGAATCTTAATTCCGTGCGCACCGGATGCCCACACCCAGTCCACAAGAATATTTGCCACAGATTGATCCTGTATCAAATCAGCTTTCCATCTATCCCAATAATGTGGTTTGAGTACACGATTAACAACGTCCTCACGAGTAAGCAGATGTAGATCATCCACATCTATGTCACCGTCACCATCCTTGTCATAGCCGCACGATTTCCATGTGCCGATAGTCACGCCCATATTGGTAGCCCCTCCCAAATCGTCAGGGTCATTTACAAAACCGCCTTCCCACTTTAGGATAAACGGTGCAAGTTTTCTTACGTCAGCCATACTATTCATTAATTATAATTATTCGATTTTATTTTCTTTGAATTCCGGCAGGATATATTGTATGTTGACCGCTGCTTCATGCAAGACCTTATGAAGTTCATCTTCATTCAAATCCGTTTCATCTGTAAACTCACAAAAGATATTTCCAACCCAATCTTGAGATGAATTAAGCCGTTTAATAGCGACGCTGTTGCATCCATTTGTTGATAATAGAGATTTGGCAACCTTATCCTTAACCTGGTTATCAATATCTGAGTAGAACATGAAAAGATTCTTTGCGAGATTTTCTGCAAAAACGGCCACTTCACTCATGGGAAGTGATTGGATGTTTTCACGCATTCCGGCTATACCTTTTCGTTTTACTTCGAACTGCACCGAAAGAAAAGCTATATGCCCTAAAGGATGGGGTTGTACGATATATACCCTGTCTGCTTTCGTTTCATAAAGTACACGCCACAGCTCACCGAACACCTTGGCGGAGTTCTCGCTGCGGTGGTAACTTCTTCTTTCCTCCTCTTTTTTAAAATATTCCACTTTTAAATCAGTCAGTTTGTTTTTGGTATACTGATTATAGGCGAAATAAGCTGCCAGCAATGTTCCGGCAGCACTAATAATGTTTGCAATATCTATCTCCATTACATTCACCGTTTAATTATTATATGATAAATTATTCATCCTGTTTCCTTTATTTCTCAACTGTCCCTATCTTTCCTGAAAAAATGCCGAGAATTTATATATATGCAAAATAAATCCATATCCATATTGCTTACTATTCATATTTCACTATCTTTGTCAATACTTTGTTGACCTGATTCTTTCAAAACTATTATTGATTGGATTTAACCTCCCCCCGTCAGACTGTGAAGCCAGACGGGGGATTCCATTATTCGACAGATAGACAATAAAAAAAGAGCCCGATGACAATATTTATTGCCATCAAGCTCCTGGTTACACTGCAAAGATAGTGAAAACTATTCCATATTCAATCCATATTGAAAAAAATAATCAGGAGCAATATTTCGATTATCCGAAGAATTTAAAGAATCACAATATTAATAGAAAACAAATAGGATTCATGAAATCTACCGGTTGTCTATAAAATCGGATGTTCTCAAGCCTTTATCGGGAAACATCTTTACTTTTTTCCTTTTCCTTTGAACATTTTTCAAGTCACGCACAATGGTGCTGGAAAGTACCTCCGAATAAATCTGTGTGGTCTTTACGGAAGTATGTCCGAGCAGCTTCTGGACTGTTGTAATCGCAACTCCCTGATGAACCAGCAGGGTGGCACAGGTATGACGGCTCACATGGTAGGTTATCCGCTTTTTGATACCACACAACCCGGCCAGCTTTCGAAGCTGCTTATTCACTTCCGAGTTACAAGGCAAAGCGGCAAAACTTCCGATATCCGGATAGCGGTCAAGAATGCCCAATGCCCTGCTTTCAAACAGCAGATGCAACGGCAGACGGATTTCCACCCCTGTCTTAACGGACGTGAAGTGTAACCAACGCTTACCGTTTACCTTGATAAAGTTGGCCGGAGATAGCTGGCAGAAGTCAGAATAGCGCAATCCAGTATAACAACAGAACAGGAAGGCATCGAGCACATGACGCATGGACTCCTCTTCCACCTTGACCGTTTCCAGCTTCTTCAGCTCGTCCGGGGTAAGAAACTCATGTCTGCCTTTCTCCTGTTTGATTTTGTACTTTCTGAACGGATAAGCATCTGCGTGCATATATCCCTGGTTGATTGCTTCATTGACCAAGGTACGGAGCTGTCTCATGTGCTTGGCTATCGTATTGACCGCATTGCCCTTTTCTCTTAAGTATTGCTCAAAATCACGAAGGAATGTATAGGTAAGATCCTTGAAGTCCAATCCGGAACGGAAATCATGCAGGACCGCCAGTGTCGAGTGCAGGTTGTCCTTGGTGGACTGCTTCTTGTCCGAATTGTCAATGGCTGATTTGGCAAAAGTGGAGAAGCTGACATTCACCGTACTTTTCTTCTTGACAGCATCCTTCAGTAGTGAGAGTGTGGCAGGTATTCCGCGCTTCCAATACCCCAACTCTATGCCTTGCAGATACAGGATGTATTCATAGAGCATTGTGTTGAGTTCGTTAGATTGGGGGTGGTTAATGACTTGTGCCCCCTCACGGCTCCAGCATTCCGGTTTGAGGTAAACATTGGTCTTCAAGTAGATTTTCCTTTGGTTCAAATAGGCTTCAACCTGTACAAGAGCCGTGCCCTGCCTGTTAAGTGTGTTCTGGCGGTTATATACAAGACGGTATCTGATTTTATCCATTTTTCCGCAAAGATGCATCCTCTGTTCCAAGCTGCAAAATTTAGCCAATAAAAAATACACCCCCACTTTCGCAAGTAAAGATGTATAATATCTATAAAAAAATGGTCTGTGAAAAAAACATTTGTAAAAAAGATGCCATTATTCATCACGAACGATAGCATCTAGACATTTTTATCAGCAAACTCTTTTAGTGATTTAGAATAATGTTTAATTCAATATAGATGCTACAAAGTTATATATAAATTTTGTTTTGCCCAAATTATTATGTAGTTGACGTACGGTATCAAAAAGGCAGGATTCGCCAATCCTGCCCAATTCCATACACAAATCTTTTTATTAATTAAAATACCTCACGGCATTCAAAAATTAATAAATGAAAAAACATTATTAATTGTCATAGCAAAGCTATAACAAATATTTAAAAAAGAATCATTATATGAAAAAAAGAACAGAATAAACGATATATAGACCAACAAACATTTAAAATAATATTGTAATACAAAAGTCATTGATACAAATCCTTCTGGAAGGACTGTTAGGGATAAATGATACGTGGTACAAAAGGAGATTTGGTGAAATTACTGATTTTAATGAAGCTAATAATACTGGATATATGTTTGTCGATAAAACCCAATCATTGGATAATAAACCCAATACATCAAGTAATTATGGATTCTTGGAAACGATTGCTATTAATGAGGTCACCATCAAGCAAACTTTTGTAGATTTTCAGAGCAGATTTTTTATTCGAATATGTAATAATGGAACTTGGACTGATTGGAAACAAATACAAACAACATAGTATTAAAAATAAGTCATATTTTAATGAGATAAAACGGATGGGTGCCGGTCCACACCCGTCCGCTCCTCATGTTACCAAAGAATTATAGTATTTCTATATCTTCAGCATCATCCAGATTCTCATCAACTATATTCATGGATAAAGACAGGTCAACCCCAGTAGTATCCAAAAACAAAGCACTTACACGAAATGAAGCTGTGTTTGTCTTGCTCCGAACGAAGAGATGATCATTTTTTCGTTTGAACTCTATTTCAGAAATCATACTACCGTTGACTTTCCTTATGATATAGGAGTTACCAGTCTTACTATTAATAAAGAACAGACCTGTAGAACCACCCCAATATACATACAATATCATACCGATATAGGCGTTAGATGAACTCGCTAGGCGAACGACACATACTTCTTGAACGGAGTCTTTATTGCAAACCAATATAGGAGAAAGAACGCCTTTTCTCAAGAGCCCTTTACTTCCTAAATTAGCAATCGGCATCAGTTCTTCCAGCTCTCAAATATTGCTAAATTCTTGTCAAGATATAGGAATTTCGATTGCGTCGGATGGTAAATCTAGATTGTTTTCATGGCTTAGTTTGAGCGACCCATTCATGCCAATGCACAATGTACTGATATACACGTATGCTGATGATTTTACATAAACAATGGTTTTGTTCTCTTTTTTTTGATAATAAACATTAGTTAAATAGATTCCTCTTTTTATCGAATTAACGGATAGATCATCGCTATATCCTGTTAATAAAACAACAGACGGAGATGAATTTTCATGGTTCTTAAATACTGAAATAAGCATTGATATTCCTGTTAAACGATTTCTAAATTCGGCAATTTTACAATACTTCTGCTGGTCTTTTTGATATGAAGTGGTCATTCTTTGAATTGATGGCATCAATCCATCTTTTTCACTCGTAGCAACACCAATCAGTTCTTCCAGAAGTGCAAACAGATAAATTTTATGTCAAAGAAACCGTCTTCCAGGTTCCCCAACCACCATTCCACCATTTTATTCTAAACACTAAAAAACCACCATAGTTATTAGTTCTAAATTGTACTGTTGACTGTCCCAGATTATGACTGAAGACAAGAAGCGTTTGATCATTGTATGAAGTGCCTTTTATTGCATATACTCCAGGCTCATACACTTTATCAATATCGTCTTCAGTTTTTAATTGGATATACCCTTTTCCTTTAAATATAGTACTACTGCTAACTCCTAACAGTCCTTCCAGAGCATAAATTTATGATCACAATGTTATAATTTGTTACATAGTTGCTACATCAGTCAAAGTTAAACCATTCAAAACGCTTGCAGGATGTGCTTCTACCGTAATTGAAGGAATATTTATATATTTGCTAGCTCCTATAATTGATACGCAATAATTTATGTTATTTAAAGTTTTGTTATGTATGTATAAATTGTAATCAGAATCCTCTTTAACAAACATGTTGCCGTTTCCAGACATAGAGCATTTATGCCCTCCTTTCTTTACCGGGTAATATACTGCTAAGTCGATTTTTTTAAAATATCCATTTTCGTATACTGTCACCGTTAGTAGAGTATAATAATATTGTTTTAATTTCGTAGGCTTAATGCAAATAACAGGCCCTTCGCCAACGTATGCTATACACATATTCATGGATGCTAATCCTTTTGTTTCATTTGTTGCAAGTGGAAGAAGTCCTTCCAGAAGGATTTTACTAATCTTCTTAAGGCAATAAATTTTGATAAGCAATTAAAAAAG